CAGAACGCTGGATTTGGTCAGCAGGCTAACAGCGCCAATATGGGCGCACAGAACGCCGCAATGAGCCAGGGCTACAATATGGGCGCGTCTCAACTAGCCGGCAACCTAGGCAGAAGTCAGCAGGCCGCTATGGGAAATCAAGGGGCGTACAACTCAGCCCGTCAGTTTGGGACAGGTGTTGGCGCTAACGCTTACAACAATAACGTGCAGAATCAACAGTTCGGTGCCGGTATGGCTCAGAACCTTGGCGCGCAGGGCGTGAGTAACATGCAGGCGGGCCAAGGAATGATGAACACAGGCATTGGTATGGCTGCGGGCGCTGGTGATCAGCAACGCGCATACGAGCAGCAACTGCTTGCCAATCAGTATCAGCAGGGCATGGCGCCATACAACTCGCTGAATTTCTATAACAGTGTAGTCGGAGCGCCGAATAATCTAAGCACTGCAACATCTAACAGTAGCGGGTCGAGTAAGTCTGGCGGCTTTGGATTCGGTTAAGGAGAATATAAATGCCAAATAAATATTTCGACTCACTATCTGATCGAGGCACTACTGAAGGTGTTCTGTCAGATAGAAGGTATGACAGTTTCATTACCGATGAGATTAATAACCTCCCAGCGATACCTGTTAACGATACCGACCGAAGTCTCCATGAGCGGGCTGGCTTTGTGCCGGATAAAAATAATCCAGGCAACATGGTCACCCCAAGTCGGAGGCTTGTAGAGCATTACGACCAGAAAGAGTCCGAGCGCCAGCAGAGATTACAGCAAGAATACCAAGACACAAAGAACAGTACTCTTTTTAAAGTTGGCGACACGCTTGCTGATGCAGGGCGTTTGTTCTTGTCGCCCCTCTTCTGGCTGAGTGGTGAAGACACTACAAAGTATGACCCTTCCGCAATGGTGGACGCTGGTTATAAACAGAAAATGCGTGAGTCCGAAGCTTTGCGCGTGAATATGTATGACAAGTTGCTTAAAGCAAGAGATAACCGATTAGCTAAAGTAGAGACCCTCAACACGAACAGAGTTACACGCGACAAGCAGCTTTTTGATATGAACCAACCAGCTGGCGCTAACCAGAAAGGTTTGCGGGATTTTGCAGCAGCTAACGGCCTGCTTAATTTGTACAACGATAGAACCCCAGAATCGCAGCAAGAATTGCAAAACATGCTTGACGTTCAACAGCAAAAGGCTTTCCCAATTAATGATGGTACTAACAGAATTCTTCCAACCGCATTGTTTACTAAGTTTGACGATGTCGGAACTAGATTTAAGACGTTGGCAGAAGGAACCGCAGAGGCTTACGGAAACTATAGTCGGATGATGACTGCGCTATCCGGCAATTACGGCGGTATTGGTGACATTGCAGCAATCTTTAGTTTTATGAAATCTCTCGATCCTCGATCTGTGGTCAGAGATAGTGAGTTTAAAGTTGCGGCTAACGCTGGCGGTGTTTGGGAAAACATGAAAAATCTGGAAAAAGCATACGCCAAGGGAGAGGTTCTACCGGAAAAAGTGCGTGAGCAAATGCGAGGATACGCGACTGATTTGATGAAAACCTATGCGAAGTCATACGAGCGATACCGTAAAGACGCGATAGGTAATATGGAAATGCTGGGCTATGGCGATGAGAGGATGGTCAATAACTTCCTTGGGGAAGGTTTAAAAATACCAGAGTTCAAACAAGCCACGCCGTTCTTCCCGCCGGTCGTAACTAACGATGTCCCGCAGGTGTTACCTAAAGATGTCCCACCGCTGCTTGCTAGACCCGGTCTCGTACCCGAAGTAACAACAGATGTTTCGGGTGGGCAGGCCGGAACTTTTAATTTCACGCAGCTAGATGATATCAGTTTAAACGACCGCATAATGCAGTTGGAGGCCAAATAAGGATGGACAACCTAAAAGACATTTTATCGAGAATGGATGCCGCTGCGTCAAACGAAAATCACGAACTCGCTGCCCTCTACGCGGAAAAAGCAAGGCGCGCATCCCCCAACTACAACCCCGCAAACACAGCCCGAGACGCTTTGAGCGATAAGGGTGCGCCGATGACCACTCGTATGTTGGTCGGTGCTTCGGATGACAAGGATAAACTTACTAACCTTAGAAGACACTATCCAGAAGCAATGCCTGTTGGTGATGACAACTACGCATTTTTTGATCGTAAAGAGCAAAGGCCCACTATATATAACCCTGAAGGGTTTCTGCGGATGGACACAATAACAGGTGACCTTGCTGAGAACTTTGGCATTGTCCCAGAGATTATGGGCGGCGCATTAGCGACAGTACCGACAGCAGTAACTGGCCCTGGTGCATTTGCAGCGGCTGGAGTTGGAGCGTCTGCGGCTAATGAATTGTATGAGATGTCCGTGAGAGGTGCGCTTGGCGGCATAGACTCTCGTGACGTTGGGGAAAGAGCGGGAGACGCAACCTTTAATGCTGTTGTGGACGCTTTACCTATACCCGAAGCACTTGGAAAATTGGGTAATAAACTAGCCCCCCCAGTGCGCGCTTTTTTGTCGTCTACTAACGATAGAATACAAGATGTTTTAAATAAGTACGATATTGCACCTACAGCGGGAGTGGTGGGTAATAAGATGATCGGTATCCTTGATGCTGTGCAGCAAAAGTCTATGGTTACTGTTGATGCTTGGCAGAAGCGTTACGACGAGATGCTTGATGGTTTCGGTCGTATCGTTACTGATTTCCAGGCTTCGCTTGGTGGCAAGCAAACTCCAACAAGTGCGGGTATGCAGCTACTAGAAAAAGGTAAGGCATACCAAGCGCAGTTTATAGACACATCGAAAACATTAGCTGATGAGCTTGCCGAAATGATACCTCCAGGGACGATGGTTAGCGCGGATGAGACTGTGACTTTATTGAAGCAGTACGCTAACGCATTTAAAAGCGACCCCGCATTTCAAAAGCTAATAAAAGATTCTTATCCACAAATATTGTCTGAAGCCTTTGAGGCTCAGAATCAGCAAATCTCTTACCAAGCGTTAAGCGCACTTCGCACTCGTATTGGTGGAATGATTAAGGACAACGAATCTATTGGGGATGTTACGCAAGGTGAGTTAAAGCAAATATATAAAGCCATGACATTGGATAAGTTTGGGGCCGCCGATAAGATGGGCGGCGCTGTCGGTGACGTAGCTAGAAAGTTTAACGACCATTATAAAGTAGGTATGGATATCCAAGAGAAGTTTGTGGAGCCATTTATGATGAATAATGGGATTTGGATTGACCCCGCAGATGCTACCAAGCGTGTAAGCGGGCTAATGAATAAACCCCAAACCGCAGCAAAGTTGAGAGAATCAGGTGTGTTAGATGAAGGCGATTTCAACGCTGTGTCTTCAAGTATGTTCGATGACATAGGTCAGGCAACTGGCCGCAACCAAAACGCTACTGGTGATCAGTTGTCTCCGTCACGGGTGTTGACTCAATCATCAAAGATGTCAGATGAGGCTCAAGAGATATTTCTTAATCAAGACTCTAGGATTATTTTGGCTGACATGAGGACGTTTGCGGAAAGTACCCGCGATGTAGAGCGCATGGTAAACAACTCCAACTCTGGCACGCAGATACAAGCAGGGGAGGCTCTCGCCGGTGCTGGTACAGCCGTAGCGTCTCTAGCGTCAGGTGACGTTGTTCCTGCAATTGGTGGTGCAATTTATGTGTTAACACAGTACCTGGCATCTAAAGGTATTCAGTCCAATGCTTTTACAGGTTGGTTGCGTAACGCCCCCGTTGATGCGTCAAAGGTCGCTGTTAAAAAGTGGAAAGCTGCGGGTAAAAGAATTGCCATAAACAACGGCTTACAAAATGTTTATGACGCTTGGTCAGACGGCTTTGGTGACTTTAGTAAAACTGAAAACAAAGGAGCGTTAGAAGAATGAGTTTATTAGCTTTAATATCGGGTGCCTCATCAGCCATAGCTGCAAAGACTGCTGCCTTAGAAACAGCAATGGATAGCGCCTTTGCATCAAGCCCTTTAGGTGACATCTCTGATTCTTTTAACAACAGCGCGTTAGGCAAAGCGGTAAAAATGGGCGAGAGTAAAGAGTTTAACAATTTTGGTGGGAGTGGGGGAATGCAACACCACTCTCAAGCGCAGGCGGGTGGTTCTAATTACGCAGACGCAACCGGCCAGATGCAGGGTGTAATGTCGCAGGCGGGTATATCAGACCCGATGGCGGGTATGCTCCGTGGTGGCTCTGAGGCATTTGGATCGATGCCCCCGCTGGCGCAGATGCCTACACAACCGTCAATGATTCAAACGAAACCCGCACCGTCACAAGCGCCGGAGTTAGATGAGATAGACGCGCTAGAGGCAGACACCAACACCAACAACGACAGCGGTTATCTGTACGAGCCGGCTCAAGAGTTTGACTATAACCCAGCTATGTTAGCGGAGTAATTTGGATGTCCAGAGCCAGTTCTATTTTTGATATAGCCGCTGATGCCATTGAAACGTCTCGTTTTTTCAGTCAGGCGGCAAGATCGGCTGAAAATCTTCAACGCAAAACTGGTAACGCTGACGGGTTTAAGAATGATCTGATAGGCAAAGGGCAGGTCAAGCCTGACGAGTTGAAGGCTATGGGCTTTGACGAACACTTTGGTGATCGCAAAGACATTACCAAGGAAGAGGTTCAGCAGTTCATCAACGAGAACCAAGTACAGATTAAAGAGACATTGTTAAGCAACGCGGAAGGCTACCGGCGCGGCACCAAATTCGGAGATTACACCCTAGAAGGTGGTGATAACTACCGTGAGTTGCTGCTGCAAGATAACAGTTCAGCGGGGTTATTTGATGAGCTTAATTCATTGAACGGTCAGATTGGAGATGCAAAAGTCGCATTAAGAAATGATCAGAGTGCGTTGCTAAACGTAGCAGAAGATATGCAAAGAGAAGCGGATAAGTTTATTGGTGGTGACAACACCAAAGAAAACTATGACAACTATCAGAGAGTAAACAGAGAACTAAGGGATTTCCAAGACGGAAAGCCGCTAAGTGATGAAGCGGCTGGCAAATATATATACGGGGCTAAAGAACTTATAGAAAGACGAGATGAGCTTGCAAGGCAGAAAGCCAACCTTCCAGAACCATTTATCAATAGCAGCCACTTTGACGAGCCAAATATCCTTGCACATTTAAGAATGAAAGATCGGGTAGATGCTGACGGCAACAAGACCCTGTTGATTGAAGAAGCGCAGTCCGATTGGCATCAAACGGGGGGAGATCGGGGATATGTTAATAAGGCCGAATATGAGGACTTGAGGAGTGAGCAGACAAGGTTAAACCTCATTTTAGACGAGACTAGTATCGACGCCGGATTCAATTGGGGTCAGCTAAATGCTCCAGATTTAAGCAGCGCGGTCGAAAGCGCACGAATTGCATTTAGAGCGGCTCGTCAAAAAGCAGAGGATTTTCCGTTACTGGATCACTCTGAGGCAATCGGAACCACCCGTGACAGTTTACGGGCAGCGAAAATAGAACTGGACGATGCATTTCAACAAGATTACTTAAAACAGAATGGGGTGAGACCGGGGGCTGCTCACGAGCAAGCGCAATCAGAAATGCAAATGCTGAGAGCCGAGCTTGATCCTATGCACGATGGTGTGCCTGACGCGCCGTTCAAGACCGATGACAAATCGTCTTGGTACAACCTAGCTATGAAGCGTGGGCTACTTGAGGCGGCAGAGGGTGACTACAATAAGTTGGCTATTACCACTGGCCGCCAGCAGGCTGATCGTTATGATTTAAGTAAGCAGATAAACGAGGTGCGCTTGGGCGGTAATGAGCGAGACGGATTTACAGTCTCTGCTTTTGACAAGAACAATACCCCAGTGATTATGGAGTCTATAGAATCCTTAGATGAACTGCCTAACTTGATTGGTAAAGATGCCGCTAAGTCATTGGTAGACCAACCGCTTACTGACACAGCTTCTGGCTCTGCGCGAGTGCTTGCAGGACAAGACCTCAGTGTAGGCGGTGAGGGTATGAAGCAGTTTTATGACCGCACACTACCTAACGCGCTTGGCAAGTTAGTAAAGCAGGATGGCGTTAAGGTTGGTCAGAGCGAGTTACTTGGTAAAACACCTTCTAAAACTGAGATTGCTTCCGCTAGTGATCGTGAAGAACTTCTTAGGCTAAGAGATGAAATCTATAATGGTGATGACACTTCTGCTACACATGATCGTTACAATGAATTGTTAGCTATGTATCAGCCAAAACCTAGAACTGACACCGTACACTCAATCGACATTACCCCTGAGATGCGTGACCGTGTTAAAAAGGGTCTGCCGTTGTTCGCTCAAGGCGGTTTGGCTGTCGGCGCTGGTGCGTTGTTCTCTCCAGGGGAGGCACAGGCCAGCTCTGCCAAGCCGCAACAAGACGGAATATTGAAAGATACAGCCGACGTGGCACTAGAAACCATGTCGGGAATTAACCGTGCCGTAGTAGATGGAATAAACTTTTTGACATCTGATCAGATAAATGCGGTCTTGAATTTATCGGGAAGCGATAGGAGAATACCTAACCTGTACGATTTACCCTATCTAGGCAGTGCAACAGGGGGTAATTACATGGATAAAGGTTTGCCAAGGGATATTGTTCGGACAGGAAGCGAGTTTTTATCCCCACTATAAAAGGGAGTACAAAAGTAGTACAAACAGCTTCTAAGTCATTGATTTATATAGGAGTTATCCCGATCGGGAATCGGATCAATATACAATTTCCTGTTAATTATCAATGACTTAGAGTAATTTGTGTCAATTTTAGGACATTTTAAAACATCATGTAACCTATTGATTTATAACGATTAATCATTTTCGTACACCTTCGTGCTTTTTGCTACTGTACAAATTGATGTACAAATAAATAACTCCAACATCCCTGTCAACGCTACGTTTACCGCGATATACTACACCTGAATTTATTAAAAGGTGTACAAAAATGGGCATGATTGTTAAGAGAGAAGGCAAACATGGCGATACTTTTCGGGCTGTTGTCCGAAGGCCAAAACAAAAACCCGTCACCAAAACATTTAAAAAGAAAGCCCTGGCGACAGCGTGGATGGCGAAGACTGAATCGCTGATCAACGCCAATGATTATCGTGAAGATGAGCAAAGCTTTGGTCGCCTTATCGACAGGTACACAAAAGAAATCGGCGCGATTAAACCTTTTGGGCGCAGCAAAGCACACATCTTAGGTTTCTTGAGAGATCAGCTTGGCCACCACAAACTTAAAGACCTCACCGCCGAAACGCTTATGGCTTTCGCGCTGCAAAGGTCTGCAACCTGCTGCGCCTCAACGATAAAAAAAGACATGATGTATATCGGCGTTGTTTTATCGACTGGCGAGAATATGTGGGGCGCAAAGCCTAAATTTAGCGAGTACCGCAAGTGCATCGATAACTGCAACAGGTTTGGGGTAATTGCTGCATCTGACGAGCGGGATCGTCGTGTAACTGATGAAGAGCTTGAGGAAGTCCTTAGTTATGTTAAATCCAGTTTGCCTGTGCGGGATTGGGTGGCGTTCTCACTAGCCACCGCTATGCGCGTTGGCGAGATCGGATCTCTTCGATGGGCGGATTTAAGCAAGGACGGCAAGAGCATTATAATCCGTGACCGTAAACACCCAAGAAAAAAGCGGGATGAGGTTGTCCCTTTAGTGCCAGCGGCGAGAGAGATTATATCTCGGCAACCAATCGACCCGCGTAATCCAAGCTGTATATTTGCAGATAACCCAAAGTCTATAACCCATGCGTTTAGAAAAGGCGTAGCGCGGTCTGGGGTGGAGGATTTGCGGTACCACGATCTGCGGCATGAAGCCATATCTAGGTTGTTTGAGTTGGGCTTTGACAGCATGGTTGTGGCCACGTTCTCTGGGCACAGAGACATCAATATGCTTCGCCGTTACACCCACATAAACGCGAGTAAGGTGCTTAAAATGCTCGATGAGAGGGCTGAAGCGTTAGCAGCCTAAGTTTTAGACGATAAAAAAGGGGCTTGCGCCCCTTTTTTTTGTATCATGATTAGTCATGACAGGTTGGAACATCGTGTTCTTGAACATCCTTAATTAATTTTGCTAAGAACCACGCTGCTTTTTCTAGGTCTTGAACCCTTCCAGCTTGATCCTCGGACTTATGTCGCCAGCGGTGGAGGTACTTTTTAACATTTCCCTCCAAGAAAAAACCGTAACCACTTCCTAACGAATCTTCAATGTACGTTATCGCCTCAATCGATGTCGCGTTGTAGTGTGGCGGGGTAACGACCATTGCGTCTGGTGGGTCTATATCTTGTTTGTTATTTTGATTATTAATAATCCTCTCCCAAATCGTCTTAGTTAATATGTAAACATCAGTTTCCTAAGTGGCAGTTCGTGTGCCATAATAAATTCTACTCAATACTGAATAGATAGGCAATAGTAAATTGCATATAAAACTTATTGTTGATACGTTAATCAAAAAAAGAGCTTCCTGCAATCTCAGCTAGTCCTTCTTGCTGGTGTTTGTCGAAATACGCTGACACAACAACCTTGTCTGCTACTCTCGACTTACCAATTTTGTAGGTCGGAACGGGGAAACGCTCTGCGCCGACAGAGTTAAGTAGCGATTTCGGAGTCAGCCCGAATAGTTCAGCTAACTCTGCCAATGAATAGTACGGTTTTGTCATTTGAATAATCCTTTTTACAGTTGAAGTTGTTTAACTACGTCTTTACCGATTTTATAGATGCCCGTTTTGCTTGGGGCTTTAAGTTGTAAGGAACCAGTACCCATCAAATTCGATATGTCTAAAAACTCAATTCCGAAACCTAAATTTGTGTTTATAACACACGCTACATCTACTATAGACCCTGTTGGTGCTGCCAAAGCCTCAATCGCTCCGGTAGTTTGTTCCACAGTGTGGGTTCTGAATTTTGTAATTTGACCGTTACGCATGGCGGTAAGGTCACTTTTATCAGACTCATCAAATGTAAACGCAACATTGTATCCGCTATAGATTAGATATGATGTCAGTGCGTACATTCCTGCGTCTTGCCTCCGCGCCATAACCCTATTAGAGTTTGTCTCCGAATAATCCACGCCCAGCGATAACCAAACCAGCTCTACGTCTAACAGCGTAGCTAATTTCGCCATCGCTGCGGATCGCGGTTTTGATTCGCCCGCAAACCATTTTCTGACAGCTTCTTGTGATACGCCTAACTCTTTTGCTATAAAAGTTTGACGGCCCATTCCGTACTCCGGTATTTGTGAAGAGTTACCGGCTGCTTTTGTAAGTCTCTGATGAAATTCCATCTCACACACTCTGTTCGTTGATTCAGCGAGATAGTAACCCCTAAAAGATGCTTAGTCAACTTAGAGTTGTAAGTTTATTTGTTATTTTTTAATGACTCAACAACATTAAGTAGCAGGTCTTGATTATCTTTCTTGCTAGTCAGTGCTTCAAACACAGCTTGATCGGCGGTTTGATCGGCCATTATGTGGAAGATTCGCACAGGTTTTTCTTGCCCCTGGCGATGCAGTCTGGCGTTAAACTGCTGATACAACTCTAGAGACCAGGTGAGGCCGAACCATACTATTATGCTCCCACCTTTTTGCAGGTTTAACCCGTGTCCTGCACTTGCGGGGTGTGCAAGCAGGATCGGAATTTTGCCTGCATTCCATCTGTCGATGACGGTTGGGTCTCTGCCGATGACCTCCGAATCTGGGTACAGTAGCCGCAGTTCAGCTAAATCAGATTTAAAGTTGTACGCTATGAGGATTGGCTCGTTGGTGCTGTCAATAATCTCTTCGAGCGCGTCAAACTTTTCACAATGCATACGGACATATTCACCATCCTCTTCATAGATATTACCATTGGCAATCTGCATCAACTTTCCAACTTGGACGGCGGCGTTAACCGCCAAGACCTCCCCGCCCTCGTACTGAATAATAAAATCTTTCTTCATATCCTCGTATAACGACCGCGCTGATGGGGGCAGGGCGACTGAGACCTTTATGTCTACACGCTCTGGAAGCTGCAGGTAGTCTTCTGCATTCATCACTAGAGCGATGTCGGCCACGGCACTGTGTATTTCTTGAGCGCGACTAGGTGTAACAACCCACTGATTCCATTGCGGATTGCCCACGGCTGTGCAGTATTTTGATAGAAACTTACCTCTGGTTTTCTCCAGGCGATCACCTTTATCGAGCAAATAGAATTGCGGCCAAAGCTCCAGTAACGAGTTTGGAGCGGGTGTGCCTGTGAGCAATACCATTCGGCTAACCTTACCTAATATTTTACGCAGCGCCTTCCATCGCTTAGATGTGTGAGACTTAAAGCTGCTGCTCTCGTCAATCACAACGCAGTCGTATGGCCACCTTTGGCCTAACTGCTCGACGAGCCACGGTATGTTTTCACGATTAATAATGTGGATGTCGGTGTCTCTATCGATTGCCGCTTCACGCTTTTTCGGGGTTAAACCGCTCAAAATCGTGTAATTTAACGCGCTCGTATGCTTCCAGTTGTGTATCTCTGCTGGCCAAGTGTGATTTGAGACGCGCAGGGGCGCGATAATTAGCGTCTTTTTGATCACTTTCTGATCAATCAAGTCAGATAAGGCTGTGAGCGTTGAGACTGTTTTACCTAATCCCATGTCGATCCATAGCGCGGCCTTCGGGTTGTCCTTCACGAACTGGACAGCTTTTTCTTGGTACGGGTGTAGGTTTTTGCGGTCTAACATAGCAACGCTTTCCCTTTTTCAATATCATCTATGATATGTACGATAAAGCCGACAGCCTTTAACTTTCTATGGATTGCCTGCTGGTACGGGGTCGGTAGCTTACCTGGCCCTTTAAACTCAACGATCACTAATGATCCATTCTTAAAATACATGCGGTCTGGAACTCCACGCTGTGAGGGTGACACCCATTTATAAGATAGCCACCCGTTAGCCTTTGCGTTAGCGGTAACCTTAGTTTCAATAGTTGATTCTCTGACAGTCGTTCCAATTTTCATATTGGGAGAACAGTGGTTGGTTGGGTCGTTGTTATCAAAATCTAACGTATCCATTCGCTATTTCCTATATCGTTTCGATTCATAGCCTTCAGCTTCAACGGGCATACCTGCAGCCCAGTCAGGCAAAACGCACATCAGTCGCTCAAACTCTTCTAGTGATCCAAAGTCATTTGGCACATCGCCAACGATCTCATCGTGGACATGCAGAACAACGGGGTAATCGGCAGCTTCAAGTCTTAAAATTGCTTCGGCAAGAATGTCTCTGGCAACAGCTTGAGTGATCGACTGAACCAATGAACCGCCATATGCTTTTATTTCACCCCAGCGGTGAGTGTGGTTGTTCATACCTTTATATTTAATTTCCATGAGCCGCTCGCCTTGCGTCAGACTGGCCTCTGGAAAGCTAAGAATCCGACCGCTTGGAAGTTTAAACAGCAGGTCACCGCCGACAACCCGAAAAGTGCCTTTAGCCGCATCATAAGCTTGGCCGGTATAGCTGATAGCGTTGCGGGCCGCCTTCTCAACATCCACCCACAGTTGAACGATAGGGGCGTTTGCATCCCGCCAATCGTTGCGGATTTTGAGTGCCTGGACTTCTGATACTTCAGTACCATACGCTTCAGACATTTTCTGAAATGCGCGAACACCACCTTGATATCCAAGGGCCAACGTGGCGACCTTGCCAACAAAGCGTTGGTCGTAATCAATTTGGTCATATGGGACGTTGAACATGCCCGATGCTGTTGCTTTGTAAATGTCCTTGCCATCACGAAAAGTCTGCAACACATCAGCGTGATCGGCTAGCCATGCTAAAGCGCGGGCCTCTATACTTGCGTAGTCAGACACGATTAAGCGGTGATCATCTGATGCAATCAGCATTCCACGCAAGCACGAAGCTAACGCCTCCATCGGCTCACCGCTAATAGCTGTAGGGTCTTGAGCTTTCATCTCTTCAATGCAAGCATCCACATCGTCGATGGTTGGCCGTGGTAAGTTTTGCGGGTTAACGTGACGGCCTGACCACCGACCTGTGGAAGCTCCGTGATACATCAAGCATCCATGCACTCGACCGTCTTTGCCAAGGCAGTCCAGCATGGCGCTGTACTTTTTAGTTGAGGAGCGCGACAGGCTCTGGCGTATGCCTAGGAACTCTTTTACTAGCGGTGGGCATTGGTCATCTGCAAGCGCGTCAGCGATTGCCGCTTTGTCGTATTTTACAAGTGGGTAATTTTGTGAGGCGCACCAAAGCATCGCTTTTGCGCGTGATCCCGTGGAGTCGATTACCCCGCCCGTCAAAACCTCAACGCGCTTATTCATCGCGCTGCTGTGCTTTTCAATAATCCCTAGGCCGTTGACGATAGACTCTCTATCCAAGCGTACACCACGCCAATTAATGGCCTGGTCAGTCTCCCAAACTTTACTTTCAACGCCTCTGAGGCTTCGGAGCCTGTGTCGAATCTCACGCTCCGCGACAACGTCTTGTAAGCAGTAGTCGTACAACTCTTGGTACATGCCAGCGTCAAGTACACGCTCACCGCGATACGGTTTGCAGAGTCTTTGTATTAATAGCTTTCCGCGCTTTGACTTTGCGTCATCGCCATCAAGTCCAAGTGCCTCACCGCATTTACCCAAAGCTCTGGGGTACGCCTGTGCGGCTGCGAGTGCGGCGGTGTCACGCCACTGCTCGATAGGAACGGGTTCCCATTTCAAAACGAGATTCCATATAGCCATCTCAAAAAAAGAGTTCCAGGCCCAAACAGTTGCGCCTTGATGAATTAAATCTAGGAGCCTGTGCGGCGGTGCCATGTCAGGTGTCCACAACGTAGCGGGTTCGTCATTAACAGCCCATGCCATGCACAAAACTTCGGTGGAGTGGTGGTCAGCATACGCGTATGCGCCCGCCTTAAAAATGTCGCACTCTGAGTACGTCTCAAAATCGAGTGATATGTTCATATTATGGGTTTCCGTAGCCAAATCGCACTGATGCTTTGACTTGCAGGTGTTTTGCGACCTTGCCTGCGACCTTTTTTCGGCGAGGTTTTTCGGCGTGGGAGCAAATCTGTGTCGGTGATAAAGACGCTAATATCTTGCTCAGTCCGCGTCCTCTTCATTCCCATGCGATTCTTCAAAAGCATGTACGGAATGTCGGCAAGTGCAGCCATGTCTTTTACAACCACCACGGTGGCGTTTAAATCGGGGAATCGTTCACCCAGATACGGATAGCTCAAAGTTGCTTTCATTTTAGTCCCTGTGCGGCGCTACATTGCCGCCGCACGTTTGTCGTATATACAACCAAAAGTTGTAATGGTTTAGCTAAGAAAATCATCATCGGCTGCGTCTGCTGCTTGCTCGCTGCTGATGTCATCGAAGATTGTTTCCGCAGCTACAGCGCCAGAGCCGAAGCTTGAGCCATCTTTTACAAACTGGATTCCAACGAGGTTTGCGTTTATTTTCTTACCCCATTTGTTATCCATAATCCAAAGGCTGATGGCGGCGTTGACGTAACATCCTGCGTATGGCTTACCATCTTCTTCAACTAGGGGTGTGCGGTCACGATCAATGATTGTTGGTCTGTTCTTGCCAGATGTAGACACATACATAGCGCCGTCATAACCATCGTATGCCTTCTCTTCGCCATCGTTTAAAAACGTCTTTAAACCCTTCGGTATCTCGCCGTTAAAATGGACAGTAGCTGCCTGCTTAATCGCTTTTTTGATAGCATCGATTTGATCTATGTTGCCTTCTTTATCAAGCAAAAAGTTGGCTGAAAACTTCGGTGTCTGACCTTCGTTAAACGCCTTTGCTGACCAGATTTGTGGAAAGGATAGTCGTACATTTTTAAGTGTAATAATGCTCATTATGATTTTACCTAGTAAGATTTTAAGTTATGTCGCTGAAGTATTCAGTAGCGTTAGGCTTAACAGCCGGACGAGGGTCTGTGTCCGGCGCAAGCTGTGGTCTACCTTCGGGTTTGTGGATGAGATCGACGATCTCTCCATACTTCGCCTTCCCAAGCAGCTTTTCAGCTTGAGTTGGCGAAATGAGTTTAGATATGAGGGCTTCTTCGCCGCACATCTCGATGAGTTGGTCTTGCGCTATATCTTGATCGATCCACTTTCTCTGACCTCTGCCAGACACCAGTTTGTAGTTTGGTAGGATGCCGCCATCTAGCAAAAGCTTGTGCGCGTGTTTCTGAACGCCTTGCGCCCACCCTATAAGCGCGTCCATTTTTGGCAGTAGGTTAGATAGCTCTTCAACATTTATCGTGTGTGGAACCTGCACTAAAAGCGGCTCTTCAAGATTGTCGAACGACCCCAGTGTTAAATCGTAGTTGTGCTTTGCTAACGCCCGACAAGTTGGTTTGGCTTTGCAAAAGTGACACGCTTTTTTAGTAGGGTTAAAGGTAGGGTCTGGACGCATCGTTGCCAAAGCGGCGGGCTTGACAACCTCGTCAGCCCACTTAAATAGGTCTTTGGCCCTCATCGAGTAGGTGTCAATGTGATCGAGCCGTGGCTGCACGATGGTCATGCTGACCGTATCGACTTGGTCAATAAACTCATAAGCAGCCCCTAATCCGTAGAGCATTAACTGCTCGTTGCGGTTAGCGTTTACCTTTAAGCCTTGCCCATACTTCAGGTCGATAACGTGCAGAATGCCGTCGTGTAGGGTTACGAAATCACAAGTACCAAAGCCGCCTGCTGCCCACTGCGAGTAATCTACGCGCAGTTCAACGTGCTTCTCATCACCTTCCTGACCGTTGCAGAAATCGACATAAGTGGCAACGTGGTTAGCCATCACCTGATCAACAATAAAGCCCTCAAACTCCACACCTATAAAATGTTCGGGTGGCTTCTGCTTGAGCAGACACTCTTCGGCCAGTGCGTGTGCGGCTGTTCCTTCCGCTGCAAAGAAAGATGTTTGCTCGGGAAATGTGGACTCCAACATTATCGAACCTGGACACCGCATCCAACGGTGCGCTTTAGACGCTCCTAGTGCTGCATGTTTCATAAAATTACCTTTTCCGAATAATGTTTCTTTAAATAATCAACTTTCTGTTGTTGACATATTAACTGCATCGGCTACTGTGTCAACCACAGAAAGTTGAATATATTAATTTAATGAGCAATTACTTAAAAAGGTAAATAGATGTTTTTTATTTCAGAACACGCAGAGTCGGTTAAAACGGCAATAGACAAGGTGGTGGAAGATGCTGGCCTTAAAAACTGTAACGCCCTGGCGCGGCGCCTGGATGTTAGCAAGCAGGCTTTAAGCAAGTGGCGCTTGAGTGGTGTTGTACCCGCCCACCGAGCGTTGCAGATGGAATTAATAACCGACGGACAGGTGAGCTGGAAGGATTTATGTCCAGACATCCTGAAGGAATTTGAAGAAGCATCTGAAGTTATATACACATCATCTCGTCAGGGGTAACGCTATGTACCTCAAAGAATTTGGTCACAAGCTGGTAGATCAAGGCTACGAAATCGTGCCGCTCAAAAAGGGCAAGAAGTTTCCGATGATCTCGGGCTGGCAAGACATCAGAGCAACGCATGATGACGTTGATAAGTGGTTGTCTAACGGTCATGCGGATGGCGGGGTAGGGGTTCTATGCCGAAGCACTATCGCTGTCGATATCGACTGCCTCGACGCAAAGGTTAACTACGACTTACTACATTGGCTCAAAGCCAACGTAGGCGATGCGGCTGTGCGGATCGGTCAGAAGCCGAAGTGCATCCTACCTTTTAGGGTTGAGGGCAGCTTTAGCAAAATACGATCTGCGGAATATTCCGATGCGGTTGGCACGAAACACGCTGTTGAGGTGTTAGCAGACGGCCAGCAATTTGTTGCGTTTGGTATTCACCCCAACACTAATCAACCCTACAAGTGGGTTAAGGGCTTGAGTATCGCAGACATTAAACAGTCTGACCTACCAGTGATCACACGCGATCAGGCTGTTGCGTTTGTTGCATACTTCGAGGAGCTTGCTGGCAATCAGGAGGGGTGGGAACTGGCGCGGGTAGGTGCGTCACAAACCGCTGCTGAAACAGACCCAGATGATTTGTCTTGGCTACGTCAAAAGATGGACGTTTCTGAGCAAGATGTTCACGAAATGCTCAAGTCCATTGATCCCGACTCTCATCACGACGAGTGGGTGAAGATCGGCATGGCGCTGCACCACCATTTTAACGGTGAGGACATCGGCTGTGACATCTGGGATCAGTGGTCGAGTGCGGGTGTGAGCTATGAAGAGGGCCACTGCGCTAGACGGTACTCCACGTTCGACTCAAGCAGCGCCAACGCGGTCACCCTAGCTTCTGTGAAGGCGATGGAAAACAAGGCCGTTAGTCATGTAATAAAGGAAGAACAACTTCCGAAAATGCTTAGAGAGTGGGCTTTCGTTCAGGTGGAGGGTGCGGCTAGAGTGCTGCGCGAAGACCTCAACAAAGACAACATGGTGCTGTACAAGCTTGACGATCTCAAGAAAGAGCATATGAACTGCCGCGTCTTGTCGGGCGACGAGAAGCCGAAGCTGCTGAACCTCGTCGATATGTGGCTTGAGGCTCCAGAGCGGAGAACCTATGCGGCGGGCCTTACCTTCGCCCCTGACATCCAAACGCTCGACAGGTACAACCTGTGGCGCGGTTGGTCAGTAGAGGCTAGGGAGGGTGACGTTCAGCCTTGGCTTGACTTTGTTACTGACGTAATCGCTGACGGTGATGTTGTTAACGCTAATTACATCATCGGTTGGGCGGCTCAGATCATCCAGAAGCCGATGACCAAAGTCGGGGTTGGCTTAGTGCTTCGCGGAGGTAAGGGTACGGGTAAGACCAAGTTCGGTGAGCTATTAGGTCACCTATTCGCGGCTCACCACCAGATAGTGAGTCGCGCTGATCACGTTACAGGTAACTTTAACAGACACCTAGAGTCGTGCCTTTTGCTGCAAGCAGATGAGGCTTATTGGGCCGGTGCTAAGTCGAGCGAGGGCGCTTTGAAAGACCTGCTGACTAACCCCAAAATCCAGATTGAGCGAAAGGGAGTCGATAGCTACTCAGCGTCAAATTACACGCGCATCCTCTTCACATCGAACGATGACTTCGTGGTGCCAGCGGGTCTCGACGAGAGACGCTTTGCGGTGTTTGACGTTGGTCAATCGAGGCAGCAGGACAGCGCGTATTTCGCCCGTCTCGACACCTGGTATGAGTGTGGCGGCGCATCGGCATTAATACATTACCTCCGCAACTTTGATATGTCCAAGCTCAACCTTCGAATGATCCCTCAAACGATGGCGCTACAAGATCAAAAGCTAGAGACCTTGGATACCGTAGATTCTTGGATTTTAAACTGCTTACAAAACGGCGAGATACGCGCAAGCCGGTTGGGCGGAAACGTCTTGAGCTTCGGATCAGAGGTGGTTAAGTCAGAGATTTACGACATCTATTGTTCGTCTGTCGTGAGCAGATTTGAGTATGTTTTGAAAGAAAACGCATTTTGGAGATCGATAAAAAAGTACGAACCGATGTTCAGGGGGATACAGAAAAAGGTAGATGGATTTCGGATCAGACACGCCGATGTTAGCAGCCTAGAAGCCGCACGATTCATCTTTGACGCAGCCAACAATTTAAATATTAACTGGGCTGAGATCGACGAGGGTGATGTCGATCAAGACCCGCTAGACCCCGCAAATTGGGAAGGAAATTAAAATGGGTAAAGGTAGTAAGCAACGGCCAACGGCTGAGACATTTTGGGACAATTGGGACGCGGTTTTTGGTGAGAAGCCAGCGATTAAGGATTATGAGTGCTTGAAGTGTGGTCAGCTTGACGCAGATGAAGTGAACCAGGTCGTCGAGGTTAATCACGAGGATTACGGCGACCAGGTAATCGAGAGATTGATGTACACGCACAACTGTGCGGAGTGCGGCTCAGAAGTAGAGCCGAATCACTAGTTCCCCCTCGCGGACTATTGTCCGTTTTGCCTCGACCTGAAAGGGTCGGGGCTTTTTTATGCACACTGTAATGTGTATTTACAACAAACGGTTGACTAACAACTGAAAGTTGACTAAGGTGTAACTCTACTAACGAGAAAGAGGCTACAAAAATGACTAACCTATTTAAAGCTCTTGAACGGACTTACGAGTACGCAATTGCTGAAATGGATGAGTATGGCGACATCCAAGACTATGCCTTTACTGACACCTACCACGAAGCTTTAGCCTGTGCGGCCCTCATTGATGGAAACTCGATGATTGAGCTTTGGGTGAATTTCGGTAACGACGATATTGGCCTTAGCAGGAATTTCGGTAACGACGATATTGGCCTTAGCAGGAATTTCGGTAACGACGATATTGGCCTTAGCAGAAGGGATATGTACGAGATAGTTCACGGCGCGTTGCAGGGCGAATACCCCAAGCACGTTGAGAAGCACTTTGAGAAGACGCGAGCATAATCTAACCGGCCCTTCGGGGCAACTAAGGGGAAACAAGATGAAAATTGAAACAATGAACCGTGAAATTGCAAAGCTAATCCGTGAAATCTTAGAGCAAGAACTTACTCCAATTTTAGAGGCGTATGGTCTGGAGTTTGAGATGGGCAACATCGCATATGACGATGACTCTGCCAAGATCAACGGCTTTAAGGTAATGACTAAAGGCGGCAAAACGCAGATTCAAAAAGACCTAGACCAAGAATTAGCTTGGAGAGAAAAGTTCAGCGCGGTTGTGTCATTAGATGCTGACATCGTCCACAAGATTGATGGTAAGCAGTTATTGCTTATTGGATTCAAGCCACGCGCTCGTAAGCGTCCTTTTATAGCCACTGACATGAACACTGGCAAAAACTACGACCTTACTACTGAGCATGTTGAGATGTGGTTTGCCAAGGAAGAGGTGGCAGCATGAAGGTGCTAGTTGCTTGCGAGTACAGCGGCAAAGTCAGGGAGGCTTTCCGCGCACTGGGGCATGACGCTTATAGCTGCGACCTGTTACCTTCCGATGATGATAGCCCCCAACATTACACCGGCGACTGTTGGCCGGTAATAGCTGAAGGTTGGGATTTAATAATGATGCATCCCCCCTGTACGGCTCTGGCTGTGAGCGGTAACGCTCACTACGGCACGGGCATGGCAAAGAACGCTATGCGCCACCAAGCGATTGAGTGGACTATGGCTCTTTGGGAACACGCCAAAAAACATGCTGACAAGGTGGCCCTTGAAAACCCTGTCGGTGTGTTGCCTATCAAACCAACGCAGTACGTCCAACCTTACGAATACGGCCATTCTGAGTCCAAAAAGACCGGATTATGGCTGCATAACTTACCCCCTTTGAAGCCTACCAACATAGTTGAGAAGCCAGAGCGCGGGTACTGGGATAACCAAACGCCGAGTGGTCAGAACAAGATTGGCCCAAGTGCGGGTCGCTGGAAGATTAGATCAACTACATACCAAGGCATCGCTGATGCCATAGCAAACCAATGGAGTAACAAGTAATGGTACTGACAGTCAGAGATATGAGGGTTATTACAGGTAAAGCTGTGCGGACAGTGGGCAAGTACAGCATCACTGAGGTGCAGTGCCGAAAGGCGTACTGTAAGTGTGCCCATGAGCATGATAGCTATGCGGAGCATTGTCGAGCGTGTGATCGACGGATACGCATATAAACAACAACATCGGGTATACTCAACAAAAGGAGTTATTATGAAAACTATTAACATCTGCCAATGGGCATCAATACGCAACCGGACTTCAAAGCGAATATCAAGTCGTGAGATTTATGATTTAATCAAGGCAATGGCGTTTGGATTTGTGATCATCCTAGTGTTCGGTGCTGAAGGGCTAATCGAACACATACTGTAAGGCGTACACGATGACTGACAAAGTAGTAATGCTGCAAGCCGTTAAGCGCGAGGTGGACGTAGACCCAGAGCTTATGCTCACCATCGCAGAACTGGCGCAAGGCGTTGAGGCGTTAAAGTGTAGAGCCTTTGCGGCAGTGGCCGTGAACGATGACGGTGAGGTCATCACCACTTGGTACTCAACCATGACCCCCGTCACGCTGGTTGGAGCCATTGAGATACTCAAGTCAGAATTTGTAGACTCTAAGCTTAAATACGAAGAAGACGAGTATCACTAGTAAGAAGATTTCCTCCTCCTTTGCCGCCTTCGGGCGGTTTTTTTATGCCTGCTGATCATGCAGCTTATAACCTAAGTGCATTAGTTGTGTCGTGCTTATAACCTTAATATGCCGCATCTTTTAATTGTGAGCTGTGAGGTTGTAGAGTAATGATGTTTTGGTGCGTGTATGTGGTTGTGATGTTGGTGTGGGTTGGTGTTGATGACGATGTCTTCCCAGCTGGGAAAGATTAATTCCAGCTGGGAAAGAATTAATTCCATCTGGAAAAGAATAATTCCATCTGGAAATGGTCAAGCCGGCATGGGTTATGCCCTTCTGCACGGGTTATTGGTCGTTGATGTAAATAACCTGTGCAGTCATAGACCGCATAGGCTATGGGCCGGCATGGGTTAATCAGGTTACTCACCCTTTTTTTTATTCTATATATATATATAAATATACTACTTATACCTGTGTGCCTATGCGGTATATAAACCTTTTATAAACGATTTGGAAAATAACCCATGTTTTCTGAGTAACCTGTGCCGCACCAGTAACGGCGGGGGCTAGAGCGGCATGGGATATCTAATCTTGGGTGATTTGCCTGTGCAGGCACCCAATGGCCCCTGGTTAGCCTGTAATCCATAGTGTCATACCATATAGTCAACCTAACAGGGGATACTCAACAGGCTGTGGTATGTACGTTATAATGCGCCTCATCTACATTTATATTGAGGATTCAGCATTGGCTAACACAATCGTGATTGACTACGAAAAGCTCTACGACCTAGCAAAGATAGGGTTATCAGAAGAACAGATAGCTGTGAGCCTGGGCATATCTGTCTCAACCATAGGCAGACGCAAGCGTGAAGATGAACGATTTGCTACCACCTTAAAGGCTGGCAAGCAGCGCGGCATCGACGCGGTGACGAACGCCCTGTTCGAAGGCGCAACTGGTGACAAGCCCAACACATCAGCCCAGATATTCTTCCTGAAGAACCGAGCAGGCTGGCGGGATCGCACCGAAGTAGACGCTAACATCCACGCTGATGTGACCGTTACCCACGACATCGACGCTGCCCTCCAGGCGTTGAAGGATGCGGGCGTTGACCCCGCGTCATTGTGATCACCCCCATCGATGATCGGGGAGATTCCCTTTAAAATCAATGACTTACAGCCGATTTGTACCCGATTTGGTACATCCGGCCTTGGTTTTGTGCCTGTGAGGCCCGATTTCAGGCCGCTTCGCAAAATCGAGGTACCTCGCGGGGGCGCTACGCCCCCACATATCTAGAT